CCGGCTCGCCTTCAAGACGGCCCAGGAGGGCAAGGGCGAGGAGATTGCGAAGCGGACGGAGCAGTTGCTCTCTCCGAAGGCGGCCACGGCCCGTCTGAAGGCCCTGGGCATCCGCTATGGCCTCCCAGCCCTGGGCGGCTATCTCGGCTCCCAACTGGGTGGCGTCGAAGGCGCAGCCGTGGGCCTCGCTGCTGGAGCAGGTGCCCGCCCTGGCCTTCAGGCCATTCTCCGCGCCGGGAGGGAACCCGGCGTGCAGCGTCTCGCGTGGCGCGGGCTCCAGGCCGCAGCGGACCCTGCCTGGCTCCAGTACGCCCTGGAGAAGGACCCCGAACTGTTCAGCCGGTTGGGCGCAAGCACTGGCCGACAGGCCGCCCCGTCCATGGCGGATGCCCTGATTGAGGCTCTCCGGAGCCAGAATGGAGCCCAGCAGTGAGTCGGAACACAGGCGGCATTTACACCCTCCCCTCCACCAACCCGGTGTCCTCGGGCACGGCGATTACCACGACGTGGGCGAACGGCACCCTCAGCGACCTCGCCACGGAGATGACCAACTCCCTCTCCCGCAACGGCTTCGGCGGCATGCTGGCGCCGATGCGCGGGACGGACGGCAATGCGGCCATTCCCGCCTACTCCTTCACCAGCCAGACGGACGCGGGGCTGTACCTCAGCGGGGTGAACTCAGTGGGGCTCTCCGTGGCCTCCACCGCCGCGCAGACGTGGACCACTACGGCCATCACCCTCACCAAGCCCACCACCATCACCACGGCGGTGTCCAACACGGCGGGCCTCACCGCCACGGGCAACGGCACCGGGGTGGGCGGCAACTTCACGGGCGGCTCCACGGGCAATGGCATTACGGCCTCAGGCGGCTCCGTCTCCGGCACGGGCGGCGTCTTCACGGGCACGGGCGGCGGGAATGGTGTCATCGCGACGGGGCAGGGCGCGGGCAACGGCATCACCGCCACGGGTGGCGCCACCTCGGGCATCGGCGTGCGCGGCGTCGGAGGTGCCACCAACGGCGCGGGCGTGTCTGGGCAGGGCACGGGTGGCGGAGCGGGCGGCACCTTCACCGGCGGCGCGACGGGCGGCGGCGTGGTGGGCCAGGGCGGCTCTTCCAGCGGCGCGGGCGTCACCGGCACCGGCGGCCCCAACTCCTTCGGCGGGTACTTCATCGGCGGCTCTGGCAGCGCCTATGGGCTCCGCGTCGAGGGCTCCACCGGCAACACGGGGATTCAGGCCATCCCCGGGACGCTGGCCACGGCCTCTGTCCCGCAGTACGCCATGCACGCGAATGCGGGGTTCTTCGCGTTCACCAACACGCCCAACCCGAATAGCAATGTCGCATTTACGAACACAATAACGCCCGGGAACATCACGAAGGTGCGCGCCACGGTTACCACCAACGGGGCAAACGGCGCGACCGTCGATTCTGGGTTCAATGTCGCCAGCGTGAACGCTACGGGCGTCCCGCTCGTCATCACATTCGCGCAGGCGTTCGCCAACGCTAACTACACGGTATCTGCTACTGCGACGTCAACGCGAGACATGCTCACAGTGACGTCGCGGACGACCACGAGTTGCTCCATCAGTTCATGGGACATCCAGAGCGCTGGAGCCAGCCGTCCATTCAACACGCTGGCTCTGACCGTCATGATCTCTATCTCTGGCGACCAATGACTACTTTGCGCTCCCAGTGAACGTCAATTCCGCCGGGACCGTCTTTCCGCAACCGCCGTAGTTGCCAGACAGGTGAATCGTCAACGTGCCGTCGTCAGACATGGTGACCTTCCCCGATGTGAAGCGTAGCGCTCCGTTCTCGCATTCGGCCATCTGCGGGCAGGCCATCTCGCCAGCCCACGAGAGCGCCGCCCCATTCCCTGACACGCTGATGTTCCCGTAGTCGGGGAGTGTGTCGTATGGCGAGTCCTGGATGCACAGCCCGCTGATGGTCACCGTCGACGCTGTGCGCTCTGCATGCACCGAGTTGAAGTACGCGAACCACTCCACTCCATCCCTGCTCACATGCTCAGAACCGCGCCACGAGCCGTTGATCCTTGCATCTGGACCAGACGGATCCGGAGTAGGACCGGGCCCGCCGCATGCGACAATCGCGATAGCCAGTAGAATCCCGCCAGAGAAGATGCTATCCATACGTCCTCGAATGTGAATCCCGGTGTCGAACCGGGAGTTGACTGTTCAGGCGCGGGGGCGGCGCCTCGGAATGTCGCCCCCGCGTTGCGTCACAAATGCACCCTGTGCGGGACTCACGCAAGAACAAAGCAACTCGCTTGCTCTCCACGTCGTGCAACGCATATTTTGCGCGTTGAGTGCCGTGCATTATGCAATCCCCCTGCGGTGGTATGGCGCCCGTGTTCAAAATGGGCATAGTGGCGGCTCACTCGTTGGAGGCACGCATGGGCAAGTGGCGAATCTGGAGCATACAGCGCGAGTACATCGTCGAGGGCGCGACGCGAAAAGAGGCGGACGCCATCCGGCGGCAGAAGGCCCGCTGGCACATGGCGGTGTTCCGCATAGCGCCGCTCATGCTGGCGCTCATGGCCGGTAGCGCCCATGCCGCGCTCGGGCCCACCAACCCTCCTCCTGGAGTCACTCCGGCCGCGTGGAAGCAGATGACGGGACGGGCCGACTGGGTGGCGCGCTCCGTCTCCAATCTCTCGCCGAAGGCCAATCGAGCCTGCGTCTATGCCGTGGTTCTGCGGCTGCTTGGCGGGTCGGAGTTGGAGTATTCGCTCGACGTGACGGGCCGTCAGGCCGAGACGCCATCCATGCGGCGGAGCGTGGCGAAGGGGAAGGAGACGGACTTCTCCGAGTCCCTCGAGCGCAACGTAGAGGAGGAATGCGGCGGCCCACGCGGCGGCGGATTGGCGGAGACGCTGAACGGGGTGTTCAGGTTCACCGCCGATAACGCCGAGTGGGAGGTGGCCAACTACGAGCGCCTGAAGGGGGATGTCTCTCGGGCGGCGGAAGCGCTGGTGAAGATGGGGGCTTTCCTGCCGGCGACCGAGGCAGCTGCAAGCGCCACAGCCGGCATGGGGCTGCCCATGCTCAACCCGGAGTTGTTCATGCCCCGGAGGGCGGATCCACATGACGGGACGTGAAGTGGACAACCCGAGATCCACGGTGCATCCTGCCTGAGCCTTGCCAGTGAGGCACACGAGCCACCGCCGCACAACTCGATGGGGTGTCTGCTGAGCCCCGCTCAGTGTGTGACTGCAAACGGCGGACACGGCACACCGGACTCGGAAGCCTCGCCCACCTCTTCGAGCGGCGGGGCTTTCGTGTTTCTGGGGTATGCTGGTGGTGAAAGGAGCCGTCATGCACCGCCTCTTCGCCGTCATCGCCGCGCTCGTCGCAACTTCGGCCAGCGCGGCCATCACCAGCACCACCTGCACCTCCTCGGATCAGTCTGGCTGCGTCACCCTCCCGCTCTATCTCTACGCCAGCGCCCAGAGCGTCAGCGTGCAGGTATCGGGCACCTGGGTGGGCCAACTAGAGTTCGAGGGCAGCAATGATGGGAGCACCTACTACCGGCTGAAGGCGTACCCGGTGCCCAACGGGGCCTTCGTCAGTAGCACCAGCAATAACGGCGCGTGGCTGGTGGATGCGGCCGGGCTCAATTGGTTCCGCGTCCGGGCGAGCGTCTTCTCCAGCGGGGCGGCCTCGGTCAGCCCACAGCCCTCCTCCGCAGTCCCCGTAGGCAATGTGGAGGTGGCCAGCGTCCCGGAGCCGGTTGCGATCTTCGGCTCCGTCAACTCCACGTTGACGCCGGACACCATTGCTGCGCTTGGCCCTGCGCCCTGCACTCACGGGGAGACGCGACGAGTGCAGCTCTCCACCACGGCGCAGCCCATTCCGGCCGACCTCCCGGATGGAGGGCCTGGGGCCATCTCCGGCCGGACTGAAATCCTCCTCGTCAACGCGGACACCGTTCAGCGGGCGGCATGCAGGTTGGACCCGGGGGATGGCGGCGTGCCCGACTGTGCCACGCCGGGCTACGGGCTGACTCTCTTCCCGAATGGGGGAAGCACCACGTTCTCCGCTCGAGACTCCGTCCGCATCCGCTGCCGCTCCTGTACCGCGAACGCGGCGCTGGAGTACCAGGAGGCGTCATGCGCCCGTTGATTGGCGTCCTCTGCCTCGCGGCCGTTGTCCTCATGGCCGCCGACTACGACAACGGAGTCCAGCAGCCTACATGGTCCTTCGTGGGCACCAAGTGCCTCACCACGGGCTCCAGCACGAGCGTGCTCATCGGTGGCACGACGGTAGGCACCGTCACTGACTCGGATTTCGCGGTGGGAAGCTTCTGCTCCGTCTCCGGGCCGGATGGCATCCCCTCGAGTGTGGCGGTGCGGTGCGCCGTAGGCGCCGGCGGCGTGGTCTCCATCTATGCCTCCACCGGGCTCACGCTCGGCACCACAGCCCCGGCAGGCACCTGGTGCGTCGAGGTGCGGACGGCGGCGGCTGCGGTGGCTCAGTAGCCTAAAAGACGAAGGGCGCCAGCCTCGAGACTGACGCCCATCGCCTACCCCTCACTCCCCGGCTCCGGCGGCTGAGCATCGGGATGGGAGATGGGGAGAGAGTCTCGCGGCTCGTCCACGACAGCATCCTCGATGATGGGGGCGGACTCCATGCTCGCGCGGATAGCCGCCACGTTCCTCTCGAGCTGCGCCTTGACCTTGGCGCTCATCTTCGGGTGCTGCTGGACCTGCCATTCAGCGTAGGTAATGGCGGCGCTCTTCTCCTCGGCGGAGAGTTCCGCGATGGCCCTGTCCTTCCACTCCCCGAACTCGACCTTGGGACCGAGCGCGGGAGGCGGGAGAGCGGCGGGCTCATCCTTCACGGGTATGACCTTTCCGAGCACGACCTCGGCGCGAGACGGTTCGCGTTCTTCGTTCGGCATCTCCTCCCGCGCATAGATGCCTCCGAAGGCCACAGGGTATGCCTGGCGGAGAGCCTGAACCATCGCACACTTCGCAAGGTGGCCTCCTGGGTCCTTCGCCCAGACCGGCCCGTCTGCCGTGCGACTGCCCACGGGGAGCCAAGCAAGCACCCGCGTTCCATTCCGCTTCGTCACGCGCCCCCATGCGCCCATGATGTTCCCCCGGGGCTTGGCCGGATTGCTCTTATGGGTCACCTCGCCAGACCCCTGATCCATGGTGACGAGGTCGTGTTGATGCACGGCAGCCCCATCGCACGAGAGAAAGTCGGGGAACTTCGCCGCCCGCGCCCGCATGCCCTCCGCGCTCGGCTGGAACGTGTACGCCGTGAAGTGTTTCCCGTCCGGCCCCTTCGTGTTGCGTGGAATACAGAACACCTCACCCACAAGCGGGTTGAGTCCCGTCTGCTGGCATTTCTTCATGAACACCAGGAAGTCATCGTCGGGGATTCCCTTGGGCGCAACCTGCCGGCGCACCACATCCACGAGAGTCCTCGGCCACTCCGCGTTGTAAAGCGTGTCCAGCGCGCTCGGCTCCTGCCTCTGAATCGCGTTGCTCATCCTCTCCCCTTCAGCGCGCCACGAGCGGGCGCGTCGTCTTCTGTGTGGTGTGCTGCTTCAACAGCGCTTCAATCCGACGCCGAATCTCCGGGTCCTCATCCATCAGCGCGGCACGGAGCGCCTTCTCGTCAAGCACTGCGCGGCCGGCTTGCCCCTTGAAGTCTACTCGCCGGGCTGACATGCCGTCCGGCAAGGCTAGACCAGACGCGTTGCGCAGCATGTGCTGGACCTGCACCGCAAGTGCCCCCTCGCGCTTCTCCCACAATTTTCGGCTCGCATTCGCCTCCAACCAGAGCTGCACCGTCGTCTGCTGGTCCAACGTGAGAGCATCCCAGGCCAGTGGCGCCTCAGTCTTCGGCGTTGGGAAGAGCGCGCGGAGTGCTTCGGCATCGCGCTCGAGCAGTACCAGTCGCTCACCATCCGGGCATCGCTGTGGGACTACGAAGTCACGCCAGAAGCGCTCTGCGGCCTCCACGCATCGGGCATACACCTCTGGGACGTGCGGCACGTGGTAGAGCCGGTGCTCGCCCTTCAGAAGCCCAGAGACGTCCACACCTCCCGTGTCCCACTCGCCCAACTCCAGCGCCACGCCACCCTGAAACTGGACCTGGATCCAGATGTCGGTCGGCACCACATCCGTCCCCGGCGCGCCCCACCCCTCCAGCCAGTTGTAGCGCTTGAGCTCGACGCCGCGGCGCCCATCCGGCGTGTCCGTGGCGATGTCGTCCGGGCTGCACCTCATCCACGGGTAGAGCGGATGCCGCCACTTCGCGGGGCCCGCGAGCGTGTAACCCGTGGCGTCTCGGTAGAGCGCCCGATTGTAGTCCTCGGCGGCGGTGCCGGCCTTCTGTTCCTGTGTCGTCTGCGCTTCCCACCCGTGGACGATTCGAGCCCAGAGCGCGACGGGCCCGCTCCATGGCGAAAGGCCGAGTAGCGCGGGCATGTCGCTCGCGCCGATGAGGCGCATTTCGGCGGCGTCGAGGCTCACTTGCCGGTCTCCTTCGCGATGCGTTCCAACACGTCGTACCCGCGCGCCGCGTCGATGTAGAATGCGGGCCGCCCCTGCTTGTTCCACTCCACGATGCTCCGCGCCGCCTTCTCGATGGCCTCGACCTCATCCAGCGCCTTCATGATGAGGACGTATCGCCTATCCGTGGAGTCGGACGTCTGTCGGTATGCCTCCAGCGCCTCTCGAATCGCCTTCGTGCTCATGGTGCGCCTTCTCCTCGGCCAAACCGCGTCAATACTAGGCTCATCGCGACTCTCCGCTGCGGTCCCTGCGCTCATCAACCCGCTTCACCTGGCACGGCCCACATTCCGTGTACCACCCTGCGATCAACGCGGGTGCGCTGCGGCATCGCTCACATACCAAGCCACGAACCAGCGCCAACAGATATCGCCTCTTTGCCTTGGTCATAATCACACTTTCTCATGCGGCGCTGACATGCCCCACAGCGGCGCTGGGCGGTACTCAGGGAGCCCGTTGTCACGCGCCCATTCGTTGCAGGAGGTGCGGAGTCCTCGCAGCAGCGTATAGCCATGCTCCACGTACTCGCGAATCTCGCGGAGCAGGGCCACGAACTCCTCGGAGTATTCGAGCCTTCCCTCTCGCGCGGTGGCCTCCGTCTTCCAGTATTCCGCCTTTCGGGTCTCGCGGCACTTCGGGCATCGCTTCGGGCACTGCGAGAGTTGTGCGCGCTCGACGGTGAATTCCACTCGGCAGTCGTGGCAGGGAATCGTAAACCTCCGCAGCACGGCCGTCATGGTAGCACCCCGGCCTTGCGGAGGATGTCGCGCTTTCGATGGATGGCGGGCGGGACATGTTCATCCGCCGCGTCCTTCCAGGCCGCGACATCCTCCAGCAGCGCCCGAGCCATGTCCGGGGCGGCGGCAATGAAGGCGGCATCTTTCGCGTTGAGTGTGTCGGCGATGAATGAGTGCTCGCCGCCACCTTTGATCCAGACCGCGAACTCTTCGCCCACCTCCCACTCCTGCTCGTGCGGCGTCATCGCTTCGTCTCCTTGCGCGGCGCCGGAAGCAGCCCGTTCGCCACGGCAGCGAGTTCGCGGTCTGCACTACGCCCGAGCGCGCACCTCCAGTTCGGGCCGAGCCCTTCTGGACCCTTACACGTCCCGAGACATGTACACTCCATACGCGTGTCCTTCGGCTCCGCGCCGATGGCTACGCCGAGGTCGTGGGCGATGCGCCTGACGCAGCCACTCCATCCATCAATTCCGGAGTGCGCGAAGACTACGAGTACGTCTCTCACTCGCTCCACATCCACGAACCGACGCGCGGGCTGGGTTTTCAGGTCGCGGATGCGAATCGCCGCACGAGCCTCACGGATGCGACCCATCTCGGTTGCCGCCTCCTCCAGTGCTACATCACGGGCGAGATCTATCGCCTTGGACAGCCCTCTGTTCGCCGCGCGCAGCGCCTGAAGTTCCGCCTTCAGCCTCTCGATACGGCGCTCCACATTGTTCTCGTCGGTCATGGCTCCTCCTTCATCGCGTCAATGCCGGCGTCCGTGCGGGTGGCGCGCTGCGATTCGGCATGCTCCTCCGCCTGCACCTGCATCCAATCCGCCTTTCGTTCCTTCGCAGCCTTCTCCGCCATCTGCTGCGCCTGCTCCGTGAGCATGATGACGTACTCGTCCAGGGCGGCGGAGCTCGGCGTCTCACGCATCCCCTGCGTCACCGGCGGCACGAGGAGCATCCCGGAACGAATTGCGCCTGGGAGCGATTCCCACGCCTCGCGAGCCCGGGCCTCGGCGTCCGCCATATCGGCTATGGCACGAAGGGTGAAATCCTGCCCCAGCGTGAGCTCGGCGTTCAGTCGGTCGACGATGAACGACAGCACGTCACCCGCCTGCTCGACGGCCGCGTCGTCCTGATGGGGCATCAGCGTGAGATGGGTTCGCACTACGCCATCGTCGTTCCATACATCTACATTCCCCATATCCGCCTGCGCTGGGTCTAGTGACGTCGGGTGGAGGCACGCGGCCATGATGCCGAGCCCTGGAACGAAGCAGTCGAACGTCACCGACTGTGGAAGACGGACGGGGACGGCGATGTCGCGGGCGTCCGAGGTTCTGAGGTTGAGCAGGTACATGATTCATCCATATTTCTTGCTGCGGTCACATTCAGGGGGGAGTCCAGTCGCCCATTCCATATCGCCGCTCCTTTTCCATTGAAGAACACCGCGCCCTCCGCTTGGGTTCGACCACCGTCTGTGCACATCGCACCACATGCATCGGTCGGCACAGTTCGTGGTCGCTTGAGCGTGGTCGTTCGGATCTAGTCGGTACGTCTCCCAACGGTGGTGGAGTTTGCGGCCCATTGTCGCTCCATCGGCGTTGCGTTGAGGCCAGAACCATGCGCCCGTTCCCGTCCCGTGTCAAGCATCTTGACCCAGAATAGGGACGCGCGTACTATTCGGACATCACTCGGAGGTGGTCATGACGTTGCGGGAGTGGATGAAGAAGGAGAAGCTGACGATGCGTGGGGCGGCGTTCGCTCTCGGCATCTCCCAGTCGAACGTGCATAGGTGCTGTGCCCCCTCGAGGGGGAGGACATTGGAGCTCGCCCTGCTCATCGAAGTGCGAACGGATGGCGAGGTGTCCCTCTACGAGCACCTCACGCCGGAGGCCCGTGAGGCCATCTACGGTTCCAGCAAGCGCCCCACGAAGAAGCGAGGTGCAGCATGAAGCCCGGGAAAATGACGGGCGATGCCTTGGAGAAGCTCCTCGTTAGCATGGCGAACGGCGGGGCAGTGCTCTCGGTTGAGATGATCCGCGCCCACATCTCCGCGCTGACGGCCGAGCGGGATGAGGCGAATGTTGCGTGGGCGCGCGAAGCTGCCGATGCTGTGGCCCTCCGCGAGCATACGCAGGCGCTGGAGAAGGAGGCATCTGACGTTCGGGCGTCTCGCGCTGGCTGGCGCGCCAAGGCTGAGCACTCCGAGCGACACCTCGCCGCTATCCGCCAGCGGGCGGAGGATGTGGATGTGCTCGCGAAGGTGGGCGAGGTCTGCGCCGTCATGGGGTCTCCTCATTCGAAGTGGGATGACGACATTCACGCGGATATAGCGCAGCGAGGAGTGGTGTTCTTGGTGAGAGACGTAGCGCTCGGAGTCGCTCGCCACCTGCTCGGCGAGGACGCCACGGAGCCCGTGCCCGATACGAAGGCACTCCACTGCTGCGGGACGCGGACGGGTATCCACACCACTGCCTGTCCCACCGTCGCGGTACTGGCGCCGCTGGGTGTCGCCCCACCCTCCGAAATAGACGGGCTTGAGGGGGAGATGATGGAGAGGCCTACTCCGCGTCACGACGGACCATGCGAGCACGGAGTGCCGTGCTCCGAGCCCACCACAGCCGAGGCGTTCGCGACGGTGCGCACTCTCGTGACCGGCGTCCCACGCGGTCAGGAGGTGTCGTCGGTCGAGGGTGAGCGCATTCTCTCCCTGCTGGAGCGCCGCATGGGGGCGATGGCGTGGGCTATGCGTGAGGTGTTGATGTATCCAGACCATCGCACTACCGCCGGAGGCGTTGCGCGCAAGCATCTCCGCTCCGCCCTCACTGACGCCCCGATCGTGTTCACGCTGGAGGAGGTGGAGAAGGTGCTCGCAGCCTATGTATCGCCAAGTTCGTTGGATGAGGCGCGCTCCTACCTCTCTTCCATGCGGAGGACGCCATGAGCGCGTGCAAGACGGGGTGCGGGCGAGAATCTCGTTTCGAGCAGTGGTTTTGTGGCGAGTGCTGGGACGCATGGGAGGCATCCGCTGAGCGAAAGCGCTTCTACGCTCAGGGGCCGGAGGCGGCATCGGATATCGCCATGACGGACTTCTGCACCCGCATCCGCGCCGAGCGCCTGAATGGAGGACGCAATGACCAGGGATGACCTCAACGACATCGCCCGCGCATTGCTAGTGGCGCGTGATGACAGTGATGCGTGGAAGGCCCGCGCAGAGCGGGCTGAAATGGATCTCACAAAGGAACGAGATGCAGCAGTAGAGTATGAAGCCGAACTGAGAAAGCGCGCCGAGCAGGCGGAGCGGGCGCGGGATGAGGCGCGGACGCAATTCGACAACCTCAAGGAGTGCTACGACAGTGAGGTTCGCGACTGCGAGCGCGTCGAGGCGGACAATGCATATTTACTCTGGCGCCTGAGCGATACGACCGCACTGATCGAGGCTGGCCGGGTAGCTGATGCGATTGCCGAACTTGCGGAGGCGCGACGTCATGACAGACACCGCGGCGCCGCGTTGCTGGAGCGGCTTCGGGCGCTGGAAGAGACGATGGGCGACATCTCCACTGCGTGTGAGACGAAAGACCTGCGAACTTCCAGCGCGGGGGCGCATGCTGTTGAACAGCAGCGCAAGGTCATTGAACAGGTGTGGAGACTGGCTCGAGCTGCACTGGAGAAGAATCCATGACTCAGAACCGCAGCAGCGACCACGTACAGTATTACAAACGGCCGAAGGTGAAGTGCCACATGCCCGGGTGTCAAAGGAATGCTGTCTTCGATTCTGGTCGATGTGGCGCCTGTGAAGATGCGGCGGAGAAGAAGGACTTCGCCATTCTCGACTCGTACCTTAAGGAGATGCGGTCATGACCAAGAACCCCGCGGTCACTCCAGAACCTGCTCCAGTGGTCACAGACAGCCCAGTGGTGTGGCCGTTTATCATCCGCGACTTGGACAACCTCTCTGGGCCATTATGGCTGCGCGCAAAGCTCCGCGAGGACATGACGGCCCGACATGAGGCTGGCATGGAGAAGTATGGCATCCCGCTCCACCTGGAGAACGGGCGCATCCATGCGATCGATGCGTACCAAGAGGCGCTGGATGGGAGCGCTTACTCGCGCGCTGAGGCGATGAAGACGGGCTCTCCGGCTTGGTGGCATATCCACCGGATGTTCCTGGAGTTGGCCGCCTCCATTCGCTACCAGATCGCTCTCGACGCGGAGAGTGAGCCACGATTCCAGTCACACTGACTCTGCCCACGAGCCTTCTCCGGCGCTTCCGCGAGCTCGCGGCGGAGATGCTGCCCCACGAGCAGGAGCCCTTTCACCTGGCGCTGAAATGCGCCGCGGCCGAGGCGATGCGTGCACATGCCTCGCTCGAGCCGCTCGAGGCCCCGCCTGTGACGCTGGTGCCGAGCCTCACGGTGCACTCCGCCGTCCCGCCCGTGGCCGCCACCTTCGTCGGGCTGCTTGCCCAGGCTTCGGGCCTCACGCCTGCGCAGACCTGGCACCGTGTGGTATTGGAGTTCTGCGAGCGCGAGGCGGCGCCCATTCCGGTCCAGTTGCGGAGGGCCGCCTGATGCCTCACGAATCCATCGTGGTCGATGCTCTCGCCCAGGGTCGGACCATGCGCCAGCAGCACGAAGCCGTGAAGGCGAAGGCGCTGGCCCGCGCCGTCTCGGACGTCGTGGACGGTACTCTCTCCCAGGCCGAGGCCATGCGGAGCCACGGCGTGAGCCAGGATGCCTTGCGGAAGGCGCTGGCGTCTCGTGGTTGGGCCGCCCCTACCCCGCGAGGCAAGCGCAAGGCGTAGAAGTTGACACGCGCCTCGTGCCTTGGCACAGTTGCCCGGACTAACACGAGACCTGCGACCTCGTGACCAGACTTAGACTCCAATCCCCCTCGGAGTCCCCCGCCCCTTCCTGTGTCGCAGCAGGTCGGGGCGGTGGTTTTTATGGCATCTCTTGATTCGACGTTGGCGTGGGTAAGCGTTCGCGACCAATGGCGCGCGCAGATTGGGCGACTGCCACGCGGGCATGAGGCGCGACTCCGCGCGACGCTGGCGAGGCACGGAAGCGCGCGCGTGCTCCGTGCCATTCGGGCGACGGGGCGAACGGATCAGCGGCGTACTGCTGACCGCTGGGCATTCTTCCTCGCCCTCTTTGGGGAGGCCCCATAATGCGTTTCCCCTGGCTCCAGGTGGACGCGGACTTCATCGGGGCCCACGCGGCGGACCTCGGCGCCTACTTAGGCATCAGCCGCCGGGAGGCCATGGGGCTGGCTCTCGACCTCTGGACGTGGGCTCTTGCCCGGGCCCGCGACGACGCCCCACCAGACGGGTTCGTCACCGGAATCGGAGCGGAACCGGCCCGGTTGCTCGCCGGATCCGTGGGGTGGACCGGGCCGGTTGTGGAGCTCACTGAGGCCCTCACCAAGGCCGGGCTGGCGGTCCGGGTTGACGGCGGGTACCGACTCACTGGATTTGACCGCTACAGAAGCATGTGGGGACGGACGTACACCCGGCACGAACTAGAAGCGCCGCTTGTGCGCCTCAAGACTCCAGAGGAGCGCGCCGCCACCGAGGCAGAATATGCGCGTGTGGCCGAGGCCAATCGCCTGCGCGCACAGCAGGAGCGGGAACGGCGCGATGCTGAAAAGGCTGCGAAGCGCGCCGCCGCCCGGGTCTACTTCATCCAGCAAGACGGCTCGGAGGGGCTTGTGAAGATCGGAATGACGACGCGCCCCGTCGAGGTGCGCTTGAAGGAACTACAGGCGGGCCACTCCTGCCCGCTTGTGGTTCGCGCTCATGCTCCCGGGGGCCGGACTCAAGAGAGTGACCTGCATTGGCGATTCTCGGCGCTCCGCGTGTCCGGGGAATGGTTCCGACCGGGGGATGACCTCATGGCCTACATCTCGCTCGTTGCGGACCGGGGTGCGTTGTGAGGCTCCCATTCCTTCAGGTGGACGGTGACTTTCTGGGCAGCAAGGCACGCACTGTGGCCGCTCTGCTTGGGTGCCCGCGCGTCCAGGCCATTGGCCACCTGTCCATGCTCTGGGCCTGGGCTTTGTCCCAGGGGCCGGAGTCCGATCCCCCCACTGGCATCATCATCGGCCCCCGGGCCGCTCGGATCGTGGCTGCTGCGGCCGAGTGGGAGGGTGACGCTGAGGAGTTCGTCGATGTCCTGACGGACCCAGGGGTGGGCCTCCTGGAACGCCTGCCGGACGGGTTCCGCCTTCGCGGTATGGACCGCTACGCAAAAGCCTGGGACAAACAGCGGAAAGATCGCGAGCGAAAGCAGGACGGCCGGCGGAACTCCAGCGGACATCCAGCGGACGGCGCGGGTCAGACGCAGACGCAGACGCAGACGCAGACGCAGACGCAGACGCAGACGCAGACGCAGACGCAGAAAGAAGACGTAACTACTTCGGCGGGCGCAAGCGCCACGCCGGAAGCGGCGGAGCAGGAGAAGCCGAAGAGGGCGAGGAAGCCGGCCGATGGCCCCCACCCCGAGTTCTGGCGGGCCCTGGAGGCCGAATATGAGCGCTGCATGGGGGCGAAGTACGCGAGCGGCAACGGCGGGGCGGATGGGACTACCATCTCCTGGCTGCTGGCCCAGACAACCCCGCCAGAGGCCGTCCGGCGCTGGGGGAACCTGCTGGAGTGGAGCAAGGGCGGCTTCCCTTCGGTGACGGGCTTCGCGGCGCTCCGGCAGCACTGGAACGCCCCGCAAGTGGTGGGGCTCGCGCCGGTGGCGAAGGGTGGCCTTCCGCTTGTCAGCAACCCGGGAAGAGGAGGGACACGAGGGACGTGCGCGGGATGCGGTGCGACGGACGAGTGCGGCCGGATCGGGGATGTGCCTCTCGGCTATGGCTGCGGGTGCCTGAGCGCGGCGATTGCGATAGGCGTGGAGTACACGAAGGCGGAAGAATGGGCGCGTAAGCGGCGCGCCGGGAGGGCGGCATGAGCGCGAGCCAGAGTGGAATCGTCCACGGGCACCTCTGCCCGTGTGGCAAGGGCGCGACGGAGACGTGTGCGCTGTGCGGACGTGGACTTTGTGTTTGGCACAACGCTGGCCAGGTGCGGGAGGTGGGCACTATGGCTGTGTGCTTCCCTGCTTGCGAGTCGCAGCACTGGATTCGATTGGCCGCTGGCGAGGCCCGCGAGTGGAGGCCGAAATGAGGTGGGAGCTTTCTTGGCGGGCCGACCCCCGTGCGCGTTCTCTGGCGGACAGACATTATTCGCGGCAGAAGCCGGGTAGTCTGCAGTTCGTTCCGCCAGGGCGATGTGTCGTCCTTGTGACGCAACACAGCGATGCGTACTGGGTGACGTCATGGCCGTTCGCGGAGTACGTGCGACACGCATGGGCTGGTGCTTGGATGTGCTCGGCATTTAGAAACGAAGGCCCGCATCTGTCGAGCGAGCTCATTCGCGAAGCCTGCGCGGCTACGCGCTATATATATGGAGAACCTCCGCAATTAGGCATGGTGACGTTCGTAGACGCGACCAAGGTACGCAGGAAACGAGACTTCGGCCGTTGCTATCGGCGCGCCGGGTTTGAGGAGTGTGGCCACACAAAGGGAGGACTGATAGCTCTCCAATTGCTCCCCAGCGCATTTCCGGCGCCATTGCCGGCGCTCAATACCCAACAGCAACTCCTGGAGCGAGATTTATGAGCGCCTCGATGACCCTGACGCACGCCCTGTCACTGCTCCAGCGGGCGCGGGTGCGCGTGGCTTCGGGCTGGCCGGGCGTGGAGATGGCGCTGGCCGCTGCGCCGGGGGCCACGGTAACTGTGCGGCTAGAGGTTGCGCGGAATGCGACACCTGAAGCGCCGCAATGGGTGCTGGCTTTGGCAGAATCTCTTCGCCGGATGGATGTGGCGCGTGTGTACTGGGGGCAGGAGCCCGCGAAAATGCCGCCAGCCGTCGCGAACCTCGCGCTGTGCGGTCTAGAACTTCGGACATGGGTGGCCGACGCTCAAGCGTGCGAGAAAAAGCAGCCGGCGTGGGAGGACTCGGGCGGCCTCACCCGCGCTCAGGCGGTGTGCGTGCTCCATCTCGCCGTCGTGCTGGCGCAGTGGGATATGGCCGTTCAGCGGTCAGAACTCACAGCGCAGTAGGCGCAGGCCGTGCTTGATGAGGAGTTGCGGCGACGAGAACGGGCGGCCGTCAAAGCCATCTGGGGCGGACCGGCGCGCGAGTCGAGGCGGCCGGCCGAGCAGCCGAAGGAGATGTGCAGCCTCCGCGACCTGGCACACGTCTCAGGCGCGTTCGCTGACTGGGGCGGCGAGGAGGAGCCGTGAGGGGCCATGGAGCGAAGCGGGACGCGAACGAACCGATCATCGTCGAGGCGCTGGAGGCTGCTGGCTGGCTCGTCATCCGCCTCAGCGCACCGGGGATGCCGGACCTGCTATGCGTCCGGCGGGGCGTCCTCGTGCTCATGGAGGTGAAGATGCCCAAGGGTAGCGTCACGCCGAAGCAGGCGGAGACGTTCCTGGAGATGCTCAGTTGGGGATACCGCGTCCCCATCATCCGAAGCGTGAAGGAAGCCGTGGAAGTTGCAGAGGCGCTGAGCAAGGGCAGAATCGACAACCGCGCAGCGAGTTCGAACGAGGGGATGAAGACATGATGAGTCGGGATGAGGAGTTGCTGGCGAAGCATATCGTGGAGGCTCTGCCGGGGTTGCTCGGAGGGAATCTCTCAATGGAACTGCACCGAGTGCTTCGAGAGGAGCGCGCGCGCTGGCTGGCCGAGATGAAGGGGCAGCAGGCGAATCATCGCGAGGCTGTGAAGACCGCCCGCGCCGAGGGCTACGCCGAGGCGAAGGAGCAGGCGGCGATGGTGGCGCAAGACCACTCGGCCATCATGCCATGTCCAGTGGCGTCCGCCATCCGCGCCATGGAGCCGAAGCGATGAGCGCGCTCAGGGTTGGCGATGTGCTGGAGAAGACGCGAAGCGGCGGACGGCGGAAAGTGAAGGTGTTACGAGTCGGGAAGTTTTCTGCCATCCTCGAGGACATGGCGCAGACGAACCAGAGCCGCACCAACGGAGTGAAGACGCATGCCGTCAACCTCGGTGCGGATGGGCTGCCGGAGGGGTATAGGCGCGCTAGCTGAAAGACGAAGGGCCCGGAGTCGCCTCCGAGCCCTCGCCTGTGACTTGCCGACCGTTCGGGTCCCATTCTCCCGCCCCATTGCCACTGGGGGTCCTCGCTGTTCCGCATCGGCTTCTTGGCAACTACAGGGCTTGCGCCCAGACGCCACAGTAGGTGGTGGCATCGCTGAGCACAGCTCGGCTCGGGCTAGCCACTCGTTTAACCGGCATGGTTTTCAGCCAACTTGTCGAACGGCTACCGGCCTGCGCAGTGATGATACGCCGCTCCTCAGCGACGCGCTACTTCCGCCACCCGGGAGACGCAAGCCCGAGCAGCACGGCGACATCCACGAGGCCGCTACATACCTGAGCGGCCACCGTATGGGGCGGCAGGGTCTTGGCGCAGAGCATGGCCGCACCCACGACGCCTACGATCCAGGGCACCACCTTGGGCGGAAGGGCGGGAATGCCGGTTGGGCTGGCGGGCGCTTCGGCGCTGTTTGTGTCCACGGCGATGCTCGGCGGGTTCTTCTCGGCGTACATGATTTCTCCTATGAGTGGGACTGCTGAAGCAGGCGTTTCACGTCGGCTCGGATTTCCCCGAGCATCTCGAGGATGTTGGCGATCTGGAGCCCCTGATTCCCCTGGATGGCCTCGAGCGTGACAATCTTCTCCCTCTGGGCCTCGATTTGCTGCTCCATCTTGGCGCGCGATTCGCGGAGTCCGGCGATGTGCCAGGTGTTCTGGGCAATACCCACGGCGGTGGCCACCACGACCCCGATGACCCCGATCGACATGGTGAGGTCATCACCGAGAGTGACGGCGAGGAGAGGAGTCATTGGTGCACGCTCGTGGGAGGGCGGGGCTCGGCTTTCACGGGGACAAGGCAGCGGCCTGCGCCCTCGTAGAGACCTGGCGGGCATGGAGGGCGAACCTCGTGGGGAATCCAGCAGGCGCCGGCCCAGTCCACTTCGACTCCCCGGACACAGGGCGGGCGCTTCTGTCCGGGGAAGGGGCGAACTGCCTCACCGAAGAGGCCTTCTCCCAGCGTCCCCATGGCGATGTCCGTGGCCCAGAGGGCGGGGATAGGGGCCGATGCGGCAGGCGCGCAGGCTACCGCGGGGCTCGGTTTGCCGCTCGTGGCGAGGACGAGGAAAGCCCCCGATGCCAGGACGAGGACGACGCGGAAGATGGGGAAGAGAGGGATGCGGTGGGGAGGGGCGAGCATGGTTCGCTCATCCAGGGTATCCGCTACGCTGGTGCTTGACAAATCATGATGCGTGAGCGCCCGGATTGCCGCCCGGGCGAGCCGATGGAGACTACCGAAGGGATTGCCGCGCCTTCTCGGCCGTCGCCTCCCACTTTCGCGATTGGGAGAACCACATCTCGCGGGAAGCGCTGCCGGGCTTGCAGGCATTGCCTCGGGTCTCGCACTCAGTTGCCTTGGCGATGCAGTGGGCGAGGTCGGCAGCGGTGTAGTTCATGACGAGCTCCGTGGTGCGGCGTTGATAAGGTGAAGATACGCCGTTCCTGTGCTGGGTCAAGAGGCAATGTACAGAAAAGTGCGAGCTCGGATCTTTCATGCGCATCGACGCACGTCGATACGTCGATTCCTCAATGGATCCGATATGTTAGAGCGATGTCAAATTGACACACTTGACATGGGGTTTCTGCGGGTGGCGTCATGCTCTCGCGCACGTGCGACACGCCGAGGGGCGGCAACGGCACCTAGGGCGGACGTCCGAAGTGGCGAGGCGCGGCGGAACTACTGAGCCCATCGGGCCGCTCTTCCTCGGGTGCCTCCGGTTATGGCAGAGGGACGGGCGAAGTCTCTGGTGGCACGCCGCGGCGAGGTCTCCCATTGGATAGGCGCGGCAGCGGGACTCCTCGGCTGGCGCATGGCTGAAGCGGTGCGAGCGCCGCGCACGCACGCATCTCTTCGTCGGGCACTATTGCCGAGATTTCATCGGGAGTTGCGCGCGGAGCCCACGAGAGTACACTGTGGTCGGACCTAGGCGCATGGAAGGCATGACCAAGCTCACCCCCAGGCAGGACGCATTTGTTCGTGAGTACCTTGTGGACCTGAACGGCAAACAGGCCGCAATCCGCGCGGGCTACTCGGAGCGCTCTGCGGAGTCTACGGCATCTGCGCTATTGAGAGTCCCCAAGGTGGCTCAGGCCGTGGCAGAGGCGCAGAACGCGAGGTCGCGACGGACGGAAGTGAGCGCGGACAGGGTGCTCCAGGAGCTTGCGCGAGTGGCGTTCGCGGACCTGTCGAAGGCGTTCGACTCGGAGGGCAATCTCCGGAAGCCCCATGAGTTGCCGGATGACGTTCGGACGGCGCTTCAGGGCATCGACTACGCGAAGAGCGGCGACCGTATCGCACGCTTCTCCGAGAAGACAAGGGCCCTGGAGCTCGTCGGGAAGCATCTCGGGATGTTCCGGGAACGCGTCGACGTCGGAAGCGATGGCGACAAGGCGCTCCAGGTGACTGTGAAGGTGCTGAAGCCGGAGGATGGGTGAGGCTCGAACTGCCCAACGGCTTCGAGCCGCGCCCCTACCAGTCGAAGGCCATGGCCTATTTCGACTGCGGAGGGAGGCGCGCTATCACCGTTTGGCACCGCCGAGCAGGTAAGGACCTCACAGCCATCCACCAGACGTGCAAGGCGGCGCACCTAGAGAAGGGGTTGTACTGGCACATCTTCCCCACGGCAGAACAGGCGCGAAAGGCCATTTGGACGGGATTCACCAAGGACGGGCAGCGCATCCTCGAGCAGTGCTTCCCTTCGGCCCTCCGCAAGACGCCGCGCACCTGGAGCCCCCAGGGTGAGATGGTGGTAGAACTCAAGTGCGGGTCCGTTTGGCGACTCATGGGCTCCGACAAGATGGAGATCGTCGGCGCGGGACCGAAGGGCGTAGTGTTCTCCGAGTATGCCCTGGCCAAGCCGACAACGTGGGATTTGGTGCGGCCCATGCTCCGCGAGTCTGGAGGGTGGGCGTGGTTCATCACCACCCCTCGCGGCGCGAACCATGCGAAGCGGCTGTACGACCAGGCCACGCCCGAAGCTGGCTGGTACCGCGACACGAGGACGGTGCTCGACACGAGGCTCACTTACGCCAGCAATCGCAGCCCTGGGCGAGATGTGGGGCCTGAGGAGATGATGGCCGAGGAGGCAGCGGAGGGGATGCCGCCCGAACTCATCGACCAAGAGTACCGCTGCTCCTGGAGCGCCGCCAATGTCGGGAGTTTCTACGGGGTGCTTCTCAGTGGCCTCGAGACTCAGGGCCGAATCGGCGTCGATTTCGTCTCCCTGGGAGATGACGTCTTCACTTCCTGGGACCTCGGCCGAGCGGATGACACGGCAATCTGGTGGTGGCGCCTCCGGGACGGCAGTACGCGGGATGAGCCGCGGGTGGATGTACTCGACCACTACGCAGCCCATGGCGAGGACTTGGAGCACTACTTCCAGGTGCTCGAGGAGCGCGCACGGCGCCATGGTTGGAAGTACCGCAAGCACTTCCTCCCGCATGATGCCCGCGCCAAGACGCTCTCCACTCGAGTCTCGGTCATGGATCAGTTCGTCACCCGGCTGGGGAGCGCCGCGGTGGCGGTAATTCCGGCGCTGGCACTCGTCGACGGCATTCAGGCTGTGCGCTGGCTCCTCCAGAAGGACATCCGCATCCACGCGCGCTGCGCTGCAGTCGCCCCCGGCGGCAAGGACTGCGACGGAGTGGAGGCTCTTCGCTCCTATCACCGCATCTGGGATGCTGAGCGCAAGTGCTTCTCCGAGACGCCAGTGCACGACTGGAGCAGCCACACCGCCGATGCCTTCCGCGAGTTGGCCATCGTCGTGAAACGCGCGGATGATATGCTCCGGAGTGGGCGCCCTCCGCCGCCTCTACCTCCCGTCAATGTGACGCCCCCCACCTTCGACCAGTTCTGGAGCCAGAAGCGATGAACCCGAGCCCAGCAGGCAAAAAACTGCTCCGCCAACGTGGCGATATGTGGGACGCCGTCGAGTACGCCCCGAACGGGCGCACCTTCTCGCAGGTGTCCACGCCAGTGGCTGCGCAGCTCCAGCAGCAGGGATACGTCATCGTGCCTGACGCCGAGTTCGAGGCGGCCCAAGCGCAGCATGCTGCCGCACAACAGGCAGTGGCGCCTCATGGCCCGTATCAGGTGCCGGATGAGCAACTCTCCGCCCCTCAATCTCCTGGCCCAGCCGAGTCCGTGGCGTTGGAGCGCGCTCTCCGGGGGCAGACGCAGGCCATGACGCCGGGCATGGAGGGCCTCGTAGACGCGTGGGCTCCGGCTGTGGCACCGCAGAAGAAGCAGCCAGCGCCGATGGCCGATCACCATGGGGCGCTGATTCGCGCGCTAAGGGGCGGACGGCGATGACACAGCGCGATGCAGATATCGCAACGGTGCGCGCGGCAGTAGGTACGGCGCAGCACACGATGGATGGCACATCTGCCGCCTTCGAACGCATTCTGGAGTTGAAGCGGGTGACGGACGCGCTCGAGGATGCGGAGAACCGAGAAATAGAGCGGTCGGAGTTCGAAGAATGAGTGCCAAAGAGATCACGGATGCTCAGGTCTGCCGCGCCTACGCCATTGCGAGAGGGCGAGGCGGGATGGCGGACGAGGTGTTGCGGGAGATGACAGGGCAGCCCCCAAAGGTGGTACTCCGTGCCATGGAGCGTGCCCAGCGCCACGGACTCATTGAGTGCGGTGTATCTCTCCGCTCCGGATGGTTGACGGCAAAAGGCGAGGATGTTGCCCATGTGGACGCGGCATCACTCCACGCCGGGTTTCTGCGGTACTGGGCCGACCTGCCGCCCGAGCGGAAGATGACTCTCGAAGCCGCCTTCGGTGCAGTTGTCGAATCGGTGGTGACGCGGACGATGCTCAGCATCAATAGGCTTTGCCATCGCCCGGATGGATGCAGACACATGGCGGCTGGCTACTCTGGATGGTGCACTGCATGCGACTTGGATGATGCACTCAACACGTGCATTGGAGTACGCGAGTGAGTCAGACCCAGCAGGAGATGCAGTACACGGACGATCCGCGCGGATGGGCCCAGCGCTGGCGGGTGGAACTCGATGCATCCCACAAGGCTACCGAGGCCTTCCGTGCGGAAGGCAAGGAGGCCGTCAAGCGGTTCCGCGATGAGCGGGAGCAGGTGGTGCAAGAGACGCCGCAGCGCCGGTGGAATCTCTTCTACTCTGGCGTCTCCACGGCCATGGCCATGCTCTATGGCCAGGTGCCGAAAGTGGTGGTCTCGCGGAGGTATGCGGACGCGGCGGACGATGCTGCGCGCGTGGCCTCTACCATGCTTGAGCGGCTCCTCAATGCCGACATGGACGCGGATGATCCCTTCGTCCTCTCCCTTCGAGATGCACTCCAGGACCGAATGCTCCCCGGCCTAGGCACCTGTCGCGTGCGCTACGAAGTCGAGATGGAGCCCATCGAAGAGCAGGCGAATGCCGCGGCGGGCGGCATGGACGAGGAGACACGCGAGACGCTCCAGCCCGAGCAGCAGGAGCGCAAGCGCCCAGGCAGCGAGCGCGCCGAGGTGGAGTACGTCCACTGGGAGGACTTTTGCTGGAGCGCAGGTGCGCGCGTTTGGCACGAAGTCGAATGGGTGGCCTTCCGCCGCCTCATGTCGCGTGCCCAGTTGGTGAAGCGCTTCGGCGACGTGGGCAAAGCGGTGCCACTCAATGCCCGAAAGAAGGAGCGGTCCGAGTCCGGCAAGGAGCCGCAGAGCCCTTGGGACAGGGCTGAGGTGTGGGAAATCTGGGACAAGGGGCACCGGTGCGTCTATTGGCTCGCGGACGGCTACCCAGCGACGCTGGACAAGCAGGAGGATCCGCTTGAACTGGAGGGCTTTTTCCCATGCCCCCGACCGCTGGCGGCGAACCTCACCACCGACGCCTACCTGCCGCGCGCCGACTACATTCTTGCGAGGGACCTCTATAGGCAGATCGACGATCTCCAGACGCGCATCGGCCTCCTGGTGGATGCGCTGCGCGTGGCGGGCGTCTACGACTCGGGAGCGCCTGGGTTGAAGGCGCTTCTATCCAGCGCGGCGCAGAACGAGCTCTACCCCGTCGACTCCTGGGCGATGTTCGCCGAAAAGGGGGGCATCAAGGGGAGTGTCGACTGGCTTCCGCTTGAGCAGATCGCCAATGCCCTCAGCGCTCTGGAGGAAAAACAGGACCGCCTAAAGGCCCAGCTCTACGAAGTGACGGGCATGTCGGACATTCTCCGAGGCCAAGGCCAGGGGCCCGGAGTGACAGCCACAGAGCAGGGCCTGAAGGCCCGGTTTGCGAGTGCCCGACTCCAGCAACTTCAGGAGGACTTCGCCCGCTTTGCATCAGACGTGGCGGACCTTCGGGCCCAGGTCATCTGCAACTTCTGGGAGCCCGCCAGCATGGTGATGGAGGCCAACATGCTGGCCCACCCGGATCAGGCGCAACTGCAAGCCGCCATCCAGCTGCTGAAGAGCCCACAGCGCACGTTCCGCGTGGAGGTGCGGCCCGAAGCGCTCGCCCTCGCCGACTTCGCCCAGATGCGGGAGGAGCGAATGGAGATGCTCACTGCCGTGTCCACCTTCATGACCGCGGCGATGCCTCTCGCTGGAGCGATGCCCGGCGCCATGCCCTTCTTGCTCCAGTTGCTCCAGTGGTTCATTGCCGGCGCGCGCGGGGCACGGGACGTGGAGGGGATCCTCGACGGAGCAATTGCCGCCGCGCGGCAGGCCGCCATGCAGCCCCAGGGTAAGCCCGCGCAAGGACCGGATCCCAAGCTCCTGCTTCAGCAGATGAAGGGGCAGCAGGACATGGAGAAACTCCGCGCCGAGACGCAATCGGAACTGGTCCGGATGCAGGCCGAGGTACAGGCCGATGCCCAGCGCGAGCAGAACCAGCGCGTGCAGAACGTCCAGGAGGCGAGAGAGAAGAAAATGGTCGACATCCAAGCGAAGACGATGACGGGAGGCGCGCTGTGAGCACCGATGATGACGACATCATTCGAGCGGCCGTGCACGCCCAGATCGACCGCATGGCGGAGTTCCAACGAAAGGCGTATGGTCTGCTGGACGACGCTGCCCATGCCGTAGCCGACGAGCAACGCCAGGCAAGGGTGAGCCACCGCGATACGCCGCACGAGGTCTCCCAGACGGCAGCGCCGTCGATGCGCATGGTACCTGTCAGAGTCGTCACGACGGAACTGCGAACAACCCCCATCGCTGACGAGCAGCGGGCTGTGGGCGGACGGGAATGCGTCATGTGCGGCCATCGTCATGGCTGTGCCGTCTGTCTCGGGCCCCTGGACAACGGTTCCACGATCGCGCGATGTGGATGTACCCATATCGCTGACATCGCCGGAATGCCTGTACTGAGGCAAAGACCCGATGGTGTCGCCGTGCCGACTGGTGAAGTGGTGACACCCGCTACCATGCTCGGGGAGGCGCTGGGGCATCTTGGGCGGGCGCGGCTGATCATCCGGAATGCGGCCGGAGAGGACAGGAGTGGGAAGGGCATCATGGCTCGGGAGATGATTGCTGATGTGGAGGGTGTAGTGCTGTATTTCAAGCGCATCGCGGAGGGATTGCCGGTGGATGAGCGCGATGTGGAGCCGGTGATCAGCCCTGCGACCGATACACGGGCGAAGTGCCGCATCAATTGGACATATGAGGACGCAGACGCAGAGTACGTTGTCCAGCAGGTGCGTAGATATACGCTCCCGCCCGCTAGCATCGTTACGACCTGCGACCGGATGATTCGATTGCTGATGGCGGATGATGAGACACAGGCCAAGCGAAACGCCTGCTGGCAATGCAATGCACCGCTCGGCACCACCGAAGGCTGCATGACCTGCGAGGCGAAGCGGCGGGAGGCGAAGCCATGAAACTGAAGCGATTGACGGCGGAGGCTGCCTATTCGCCCGGCGTGCCAGACCGTATCATCGAAGAGCGTGAGGCGCTGGCCGTCGAAACGTGGTGGCAAGGCGCGCTACTGGCCATGGCGAAGCCCATCTGGCCATCCGTGGTGATGCGGAGGCGGCGCCACGGGTGCGGACAGACCGTTTTCGCGATTTCCGGAATGGCCTACCGACCGGCGGCGCCATGACGCTCCGCCGCTTCGCCTACACCATGGGCGGCCTTCCTCTCCCTGAGCCCATTGAGGTGGGGGCGGACTACCAGTCCCATGTCGAGCACGTCCCAGTGATGACGGACCGGCACCACGAGGGCAACCGCGCCCCGGACGGTGCCGACATCGGCAGTCGCCAGAAGCGCCGCGACTGGATGCGCGCCACTGGCAGTGCCGACTCCACCGACTTCTCCCCTGACTATTATGCGCGCAAGCGGCAGGAGCGCGCCAACCCCATCCCCGGGCTGCATGAATCCATTCGTGCCGCCTACAATCGGAGGAAGTAATGGCAGAGCCGAGCCTTCGCGAGTCACTTCTCGCGGCCCAGCAGCAGGTGCAGCAGCGTCCGGAGTCCACTCCTGCAGCGCCTGTCGAGGAGCCATCTGATGATGTGGACGTCGCTCCGGAGGTGCCGCCGGAGCATGCGCCCGAGTCCCCCGACGAAGCGTTGTCCAAGTCGGGAGAGTCAAGTCCGCAGCGCACCCGCGATGAAGCGGGAAGATTCGCTAAGGCTGAGGCAGCGGCCCGAGCGCTGAAGCAGGGGCAGCCTGCTGTAGCCCCAACTGCCGCACAACCCGTCGCGCCCATCGACGGCCCCAAGGCGCCCGCCGCATGGAAGCCGGACAGCCGCGAACACTGGAGCAAGCTGCCGCCCGAGGTGCGGCAGGAAGTGGCTCGCCGCGAGCAGGAGATGGGGACCATTCTTCGGCAGGGCACGGAGCATCGGAAAATGGCGGAAGGTCTCGAGCGGACACTCCAACCCTACCGTGCCTTCCTCCATGGCGACCCGCTGCCAGCCATTGGCAACCTGCTCCAGACGGCCGTCGATCTCCAGACGGGTACGGCAGAGCAGAAGGCGGCTATCGTCGGGCAGATCATCAAAGGCTATGGCGTGAACGTCGAGACGCTGGCGGCCATGCTCGACGGGCAGGCGCCAGCACAGACGCAGCCGCAGCAGTTCAGGGACCCTCGATTCGATCAGTTCCTTGGCCAACTCCAGCAGGCCCAGCAGCAGCGTTCGGAGCAGACCCGCGCCTCAGCGTCTCGGCAGCTCGAGGAGTTCGCGGGGAAGGCGGAGTTCCTCAATGACGTCCGGGAGGACATGGCGGACCTCATGGCGCTGGCGCGGCAGCGCGGCCGGGAAATGACCCTGGACGAAGCATACGAGCGGGCTTGCCTGGCCCACCCCGATGTGCGAAGCTTGTACCAGCAACGCAAGGCCACCCAAGAGGCTGCGAACGCCAGAGCGTCCACGCAGCGCGCACGGGCAGCCTCCTCGTCCATTCGGCATGAGCCGACAGCGCCCGCAGAGGGCCCCCAGTCGACCAGTTTGAGGGACACCATCCTCGCCGCGATGAATTCCAGCGGCAGGCGTTAGCCCCTGAGTGCGGCCGGGGCGTGAGCGAGCGGCGAAGTGCCGCCCACGCGCAGAAGTGCCGCGCATCTCAGCCCCCGCCGTACTCGCCACATGGCAACCCCCAACATTTCAGAAATCGCGGCCACCACCATCGAGTCTCGCTCGAAGGTGATCGCCGACAACGTCACCAAGAACAACGCGCTCCTCTTCCGACTCAGTCAGCGTGGCAACATCAAGCCCTTCTCGGGCGGGCGCCTCATCTTCCAGGAGCTTTCCTTCAGGGAGAACAGCAACTTCGGCTGGTACTCGGGCTATGACACCCTGCCCGTGGCAGCGCAGGAAGTGCTGACTGCCGCCTCGTTCGACATCAAGCAGGCTGCGGCGCCCGTCGTCATCTCCGGCCTCGAGTTGCTCCAGAACTCTGGACAGGAGGCGGTGCTCGACCTGCTGGAGTCAAAACTCCAGGTGGCCGAAGCCACGATGAAGAACGGCGTCAGCCTCAGCCTCTACTCGGACGGCACCGGCTCCGGAGGCAAGGAGATCAACGGCCTGGACATCGCCGTCCCGCAGGATCCCACCACGGGCACCTATGGCGGCATCGACCGCTCCGCATGGCCCTTCTGGCGCTCGAAGTTCCGGGACCCGGCCGCTACCCCCACGGCGACCACCATCCAGGGCGAAATGAACCTCCTCTGGGCGCAGCTCGTCCGTGGCGCGGACAAGCCAGACCTCATCATGGCGGGGCAGACGATCTGGGCCACCTACATGTCGAGCCTCCAGGCCCAGCAGCGCTTCACCGACGCCAAGATGGCGGAAGCCGGCTTCGAGAACGTGAAGTTCATGTCCGCCCCAGTAGTGCTCGACACCAACGGCGCTGTGGCCACCGATATGTACTTCCTCAACACGGAATACATCTTCCTCCGCCCCCACAAGGATCGGAACTTCACGTCGGCCAAGGGCGCGCGCCTCCCCATCAACCAGGATGCCCAGGTGGAGATGATCTTCTGGGCAGGCAACCTCACCTCGAGCGCGTCCTTCCTCCAGGGCCGCTTCATCGGGAACTGACACATGGCCTACGCGACGAACTGGAAGATCACCGCTCACCGACTCGGGCTCCAGCCCATCGACGACACATCCACCACGCAGCAGTGCGGGCTGGGTACCATTGTCGAGGCGGTGGACCGGGGCGCCAATGCCAACGGAGTCGGCGAGTTCATCTACCTGAAGGGCGCCGCCAACACAGTCGCCGGCTCCTGGGTGACGTACAACTACGATGACGGCACCACCACGCTGCTGACGACGGGTGCCTATGGCCCCGTGGCGGTGGCAATGAGCGCCAATGTCGCCGGCCAGTATGGCTGGTACCAGATCACCGGAAAGGCGGTAGGCAAGGCGGCGGCTGGCTACACGGACAACGCCCTCGTCTACGCCACGGCGACTGCCGGGACGGCGGACAAGACCGTGGTGGCGGGCAGCCGTGTCAAGGAGGCCCTCGGCGGGAGCGCCGTGGACTTCCCGGCCATTGGGTTCGCCGAGTTCGAGATCAGTCGTCCGTTCATGGACAACGGCGCCGCGGCGTAGCCCAGCAGCACTCGCGGGCGCCGTAGCCGCAGTGCGGCGCCCGCTTCACCTCGCAACATGGAGACGCGCATGTACCAGTCGTACCAGCAGCCACAGGCCAACCGAGGCGGGCTCTTCGTGAAGTTCGACACGAAGTCCATCCAGGACGAAGAGGCGAGCGCCGCCGCTGGCCGTCCCATCTTCACGGAGAAGGAGTACATCCGCATCGTCGTCCCCGGAGACAAGAACTCTGAGGTGCACCGCCCCCTCCGCCTCGAGGACAAGGAGAAGTACGCTGCGCAGTACGAGCACTGGAAAAAGGGCCGTGAGCAGGTGGCGCCTGGCCTCCCGCTGACGGAATGGCCTGGCCTGGCGGTGAGTCAGGTGGAGACGCTCCGGTACGCGCACATCTCCACCGTGGAGCAACTCGCGGAGGTGAGCGATCAGAACCTCTCCAAGCTCGGCATGGGCTATGAGGGGCTTCGGCAGCGCGCGCGCGACTACCTCGCCGCGGCTGCCGGAATGGCCCCTCTCGACGCGCTGCGCCGGGAGAACGACGAGATGAAGAGCCACCTGGAGATGACGCGAAAGCAACTCGAGGAACTTCGTGCGAAGGTGGCCTCCATGGAGTCCGAGGCCGCGCCCACTGGCCGCAGCAAGCCCCGCCAGTAGTCCATTCAGCGAGGTGAGCCATGGGGTACCGCACCGCCCAGCAGATTGTGAGTCAGGCCTCGTCGCTGCTGGGGCTTGGCGCCCAAGCCACCCCATTCACCGCCGCAGATGCGAACGTGCAGCAGTTGTGCGCCATCCTCGCCTCCGCTGGGGAGGACATCGTTCGTGAGCACGAATGGGCCCACCTGCGGTTACAGTACACGTTCGCCACGGTGCCGAATCAGGACACCTATTCCCTCCCCGCCTCATTCAACCGCTTCGTCAATCAGACGCAGTGGAACAAGACGAGTCGCCTGCCTCTCGGTGGGCCCGTCACGCCACAGGGCTGGCAACTCCTCAAGACGCTGAATGTTGTCGCGGCCGTCCAGATGTTCTTCCGCACGGAGGGTGCCAACATCATCCTCCACCCGGTACCCTCGGGCATCTTCACCATCGCGCTGGAGTACGTGAGCGGGTACTGGGTGGATACGAATGGGGACGGCGTTGGGGAGTCTGGCACCCCCACAGCGGATGCGAACACCCTGTTGCTGGACAGCCAGATGTTGGTGCACCGCCTTCGCCGGGATTTCCAGGAGGCGAAGGGCTTCGACTCCACCGCCTCAAGCGAGGCCTACGAGAAGGCGCTGGCGCTGGCGAAGGGCAGCACTGAGGCGAGCCCCGTTCTCAACCTCAATCACTCACCCTACAACCGCGCGCGGCTGCTGGACGGCAGCAATGTGCCACCCACTGGGTTCGGGAGTTGAGCCGTGGCCCGCCGCCCGCCACCGCCTACCGCCAGGACCGTCCAGGTTCCCGCTCCTGTGGGAGGCCTCAACACCGTTGCCGCTGGCATCGCGCTTCCTCCGGGCGACTGCGTCCAAGCCTTCAACATCGTCGCTGCCGAAAATGGGCTGCGCGTGCGGTATGGCGAGCATGAGCATGTCACAGGCCTGACGGGCGCCACCGACAACGTTGTCCGGGTTGTGATGCAGTTCACCGGCGCCACGACAACGCGCCTCTTCGCCACTACCTCGAGCGGCATCTGGGACGTAACGAACAGCACCGCAGCCCCCACGCTAACGGTGGCCTTCCCTTCCACGGCCTCCAATGCCGGGTATGGCGTAGCCTGTGTCGTGGTGACGACGGCCGGCCACTTCCTCATGTACGCCGATGAGGAGAACGGCCTCTACCGGTATGCCGAGTCAGGCGCGACGTGGACCAAGGTGACGATGGGGGCTGGCGTAGGGCAAATCTCCAACGTCGACCCGAAGAACTTGGTCTCCGTCGTCGCCTTCAAAGGACGAGTGTGGCTCGTGGAGCGGGACTCGGATTCGGCGTGGTACCTGCCGACAGACTCAGTCGCAGGAGCGGCCACGGAGTTCCCCATGGGCATGAAGTTCGCTCGTGGGGGGACGCTCGTGGGCCTCTGGTCCTGGACGTATGATGGCGGCGCTGGCGTTGATGACCGGCTGGTGGCGTGGGCCTCGGGCGGCGATGTGCTGGTATATGAGGGCACGGATCCGAGCGTCTCTACCTCGTTCGGCCTATCCGGAGTCTGGTATGCCGGTCCGCCCCCGGCGGGGCGCAAGGTCGCCACGGACCTTGGTGGCGAGCTCCTGCTGATCACCCGACAAGGCCTTCTCCCTCTTTCGCGTCTCGTGGTGCGCGTCGTAGATGTCCAGACGGAGTCCACCACGGTGAAGGTGGCGAACCTCATCAACACGCTGATGAGCATCCGAGGCGACACGCGCGGATGGGCCATCATCCAACACCCTGAAGATGCCACGTTGCTGCTGGTGGTGCCGAAAGGGTCGGGAGACTACTACCTCCAATTGGCCCAGAGTGCCGCCTCCAAGGGGTGGTTCATCCACCGCGGCCTCAACATGACATCGGCCGATATCTGGCAGCGGCGCCTCTACTACGGGACCGACAACGGGCGCGTCTGCATCAACACGGGCTACCTGGATGGCGTGACGATCTCGAATCCCAACGCCTACGCGCCAATCGACTGGAGCCTGCTCACCGCTGCGTCCGACCTCGGCTCTCCCGTCCAGAAGCAGGTGGGGACGATTCGGCCGCTGATTCTCTCGGATGGAGTCGCCCCCTCGTTCGCCGTCGCAGCGCGTTACGGGTACTCCCAGGAAGAACTGGGCCTGGTTTCGCTCGTCACGGGCGGAGACAACACCTGGGACGTCGCCCTCTGGGATACGGCCACTTGGAGTGGAGACATCGCGCCCAGTCAGGCGGTGCGCGGCTCGACGGGCATGGGGACGGCGGTGGCTATCGCCATTCGGGGCGTATCCGTCTCCCGGACCGTCCTCGTGGCGCTCGACGTGACGTTCACCAGCGGAGGGTTCCTGTGATCGCTCGCGCCGCCACGCCCGAGGAGCGCTCGGCGCTGGCTGAGGCGGTGGGGGTGCACCTTTCGCCCGGCGCGCGAGGAATCGTCGCAGTGGACGCGACCGGCCGAGTCCGGGGAGGCGTTCTCTACGACGGCTGGACCGAGAATGCCGTCACCGTGCACATGGCTACCAGCACCCCCATGGCCTGGCGTGCGCTCGTCCCGGCTGTCTACGAATACCCCTTCGTGGAGGCGGGGCGCGGCGTGGTGCTCGGCTACGTGCGCTCGAGCAACACGGCGAGTGCCCGCCTCACGCGGCATCTCGGCTTCAGGGAAGTTCACCGGGTGCGTGATGGCTTCGCCCAGGGCGATGACCTGATTCTCTTCGAACTCCGGCGCGAGGACTGCGCCCACCTACTCAGCAGAAAGGCGGCGTGACATGGCAGACCCCAACACCGGCACCAAGAAGACGGCCCCTGCTCCGCCCGATTACATGGGGCTGGCCAACCAGCAGGCCCAGCAGCAGCAGACGAACCTCAACCAGCAGACCGCAGCCAACCGCCCCAATCAGTCCAATCCCTTCGCCACTTCGACATGGCAGCAGGGGCCGGACGGGCAGTGGAGCCAGTCCACCCAACTCAGTGGGCCGCTCGCGGGGCTCAACCAGTCACTCCAGCAGCAGGCCGCACAATCCATGGGCACGCCCTTCTCGCTGGCCGGGCTCCCCCAGGCACAGAGCGGTGATGCTGCGCGCGAGCAGGCGATCAATGCGGCCTATGGCTCGGCCACCTCACGGCTGGACCCCATGTTTCAGCAGCGGGAAGAGGCGACGCGCACCCACTTGCTGAACGCTGGGTTCGCTCCAGGGAGCGAGGGCTACAACCGGGAGATGGAGGGCCTCGGCCGCGAGCGGAACGATGCCTACAGCCAGGCACTCTCCTCCGCCATCGGCCAGGGCACCGCCGCGGGTAATGCGCTCTTCCAGCAGGGCATGCAGTCCCGGCAACAGGCGCTTGAGGAGATGCTGCGCCAGCGCGGGCAGGCCTTCGGTGAACTCGGCCAGTTGGGCGGTCTCACAGGGATGCAGGGCTTCAACGCAGCGGGGCAGGCCCAAGCCCCGAACCTGCTACAGGCCGGTAGCATGCAGGACCAGGCCAACTATGCTCGCTGGCAGCAACAACAGCAGCAGCTCATGGACATCATCGGTAGCGGCATGCAATTGGCAGGGCAGGGCGGCGCCGCGGCGCTCCCCTTCCTGCTCTCGGACGAGCGCGCCAAGGTGGATGTCCAGCGCCTCGAAGCCGAGGCCATGCCGGGCGTCGCGGTCGCCGTCTTCCGGTACAAGCCCGGTTTGGGCATGCCTGGCGGTCGCCATGTTGGCATCATCGCCCAGGATGTCGCGCGAGTGATGCCTCGGGCAGTGCGGCGACGGCCGGACGGCCTGCTTGAGGTGCACCCCGCCTTCGCCCCAATCTCCCTGGAGGACTGAACCATGGACGACTTCTTCGCTCTGCTCGACTCGCTCCCCCCTGAAATGGTGGAGCAGATGCTTTACCCCTACCAGCAGGAGATGGGCGCCATCGGGCAGGAAATGGATCTCGCCCAGCAACTCCGCACGCCCCAGGGAAGCCAGCACGTGAGTCCGCTGGGCACCGCCCTGGGTGGCCTCGGCAACGCCGTGGGCAACGTGGCTGGCGCCTACCGACAATACAAGGGCGTGAATGACCAACGCGCGCTCGGGGAACAAATGCAGGGAGAGGCATTCAACAGAATCAAGGCCATGAAGGAGTACAGCCGGCAGCAGGCCATTGAGGATTTTCTCCGCAACCGGGGCAACGCCCTGGGTTTCAACGCGGGAATCACCAACTGGGGTGGGTAACCATGGACCCGGTGGAACTTCTCCTGGGTGCCGACGGCGAGGACAACGGCGCTGCCCTCATTGCGGCACTCCGCCAGCAGCAGGGGCAGACGGAAGAGGAACGCACGGCACTCCGCGACTCCCTCGCCCGCCAGCAGGGCCAGGCGGGGCGGTTGCGCACGCTATCTCTCCTCGCCTCGGTGGGGCAGAACCCCCTGCTCGCTGGCCTCCAGCGCGCGGCAGGCGAGCAGGGTGGCGCCCTTGAGGGCATGGCCGCACGCTCGGAGCAGCGCCTTGCGAGCCCCAACGGAGGCATGAACCCCCTTGGGCTTGCCCGCTTGCTCCAGACCAAGAATCGTCAGGGCCAAATGGCGGAAGACGAGGATGAGCGCCAGAAGCAGGCCTCCGAGCGCATCCGGCAAGCCTGGGCGCGCATCAATGCCGCGAAGACGACGCAGGAGGACAAGGCGGAGCAGGCCGCGAGCAAGGCGGAGTCTGGACTCCGGAAGGAGGTACTCAATAGCGACGCCGGAAAGAAGTACCTCCAGTCAAAGACGGCCTACCGCAGCATCGCCAACTTCGTGGCCAACCCTAGCCCATCGAACGACATGGCCCTCGTCTTCGCGGCGATGAAGGCGCTCGATCCCGATTCCGTCGTCAAGGAAGGCGAGCAAATCCAGGTCCGCAACACCACCAACCTCCCTGGGAAGATCCTCAACTACTTCAACAAGGCGAAGACTGGCCAGACGTTCGGACCAGAGCAGCGCGCTGAAATCCAGGACATGGCGAAGCGCGGTCTCGACGCTCAGGCGGCGACCCTCCGGGAGTTGTCCGCCGCCTATGAGCCCATCGCCAAGGCTGCAGGCGCGGACATGCGCCGGGTGATGCCTCTGAATCTCGAAGGCGGCCCGGACATCAATCTCGACGCGCCTGCGCCGGCTGGGCAGCCCGCCCCTAAGCCGGCTGCTGGTGAGGCCCCAAAGCCCGCCAAGGTGCAGTACAGCCCGAGCAGAAACCGGACTCGGGAACTCGATGAGAAGGGCAACGTGATCCGCGAGTACGAGGGCAAGCCCCATGGCTGATCCGAACGACTGGGAAGACGTCGAGGATTGGGAGGAGGTGCAGGCCGTCCCTCCCGCACAGCAGTCAGCCGCCAGCGCTCCAACGTCTACGCCTGCCGACCGACTGCGCGCCGCAGCAAAGGACCCGGGCCTTCTTCGTTCCATCGGGAGCAACCTGCTCCAGGGCTTCTACAAGGGCGGGAGCGACGAGGCGGCGGCGGCGCTGGGTGCGTTCCACACGGGCACGCCCTTGCCTGGGGCGGTATGGCGCGAGACGGGCGAGCCACTGAAAACTCGGGGCGATGTGTACCGCGCGCTCCGCGATTCCGAGCGTCGGACACTGGAAGGCGCTCGCGAGCATCACCCCGTCACTTCCTTCCTGTCCCAGATGGCGGGGGATGTCGGCTCTGATTTCGTGGCCAACCTCATGGGTGTCCCTGGCGTCGGAAGCACGCCCTACAACGTCCTCACCGGCGGCCTCTCCGGATTCCTCGGGAGCGATGCCGAGCTCACCCCAGCGAAGGCGACCAAGGGCAGCGCCGCCGAGGCCCTTCTGGGGACTGGCATCGGCGCTGGCTTGGGATACATCGCCCCGAAGATCGGCCAGGGCATTGGTCGCTTTCGGCAGGCCATCGCCAACCGGGCGGGGCGCGGCGTGCAGGCGGCCGAAAACCTGGCTGAGGCCATCGCTACGAAGGACGTGAACAAGACGCTCAACAGCCTCCGAGGCGAGGCGGGCGGCGCCGCATCCCGCGCCTCGAATGCCCTCAGCAACATCGAGGACATCCCCCTCCCGGAGACGCCAGCCCGAACCATGGGCGCCCTGAAGGAGACGCTGCGCGGGCAGGCTGCCGCACTAGAGGAGCGGATTGCCGCCGTGCGTGCTCAAGCCGCTGCCGCTGGCGTCAACCCGGATGACCTCGCCAACCTGAAGACGGGTGAGTTCCTCTCCAAGGGCAGCAAGCTCGACAAGGCCCAGCAGATGGCGAAGAAGGTGGGCGCCTATGAGGAGACGCTCCAGAAGATTCAGGGCTACCTGGAGGACATCAAGTTCGCCCCGGACGAGAACCCGGCCTTGGACCCCTATGAGGCCTTGCGCGCGGCCCGGGCGAAGGTGCGCCAGGACCCTGCGCTCATCGACGCACAGGCCAACATTCTGAAGAACTCGATGGAGGACGTTGGGCAGGCGGTTGACGAGTCCGCCGCCGCCCGGCTCGCCTTCAAGACGGCCCAGGAGGGCAAGGGCGAGGAGATTGCGAAGCGGACGGAGCAGTTGCTCTCTCCGAAGGCGGCCACGGCCCGTCTGAAGGCCCTGGGCATCCGCTATGGCCTCCCAACCCTGGACGGCTATCTCAACTCCCAACTGGGTGGCGTCGAAGGCGCAACCGTGGGCCTCGCTGCTGGAACAAGTGCCCGCCCTGGCCTTCAGGCCATTCTCCGCGCCGG